CATGACTTCTTTCCAGGCACCTTCGGCATCAAATCCTGCTGAATGAATAGCACCAATTGTGACCACAAGAATGTCAATCAGGGCATCTAGTGTTTCAACTTGGTCATGATTTTTTATTGCCTCACCCAATTCATCTGCTTCTTCTTCAATCAGTGTCAGATACATGTTGAATTGGTCTGCGTTAAAACTGTCGACTGACTGGTCACAGGCCCGCATGAATTTTTCTTGATCACGAAAGGGATTTGTCACGTGCTGCCTCCTGAGTATGAAATGGACCTTGGTATTGGTAACGTTCCAACACAATTAACTTTGGGTTGCGAATCAGTTTCCAACTACGATGTTGTTTCACAGCATACCAACCTGCGGCATACCATGACTTGCTTTTGCGTTCTTTTGTAAACAATGGTAGTCGATGTTTGACATCCCACATGGGGTTGAATGCTCGGCATCCTGTTTCAAATCCATGCACTTGATCTGGTGCAGGCTTTGTGGTTTTCTCAGGTGGAGCAAATTCAATATTGGCCTTTTTACGCACCATGGGAATGGTTTTAAACTTACCAACTTGGTCATTGATGCGCACAGTGTATCCATCACCTTCAGCCTCCACAACACCAACCTTGCGATCGTCTTGCTTCAAGATCCAATACTTTTTATCCACTATGGGCTTTGCTTCGATCATCCAATACTCCTTTGTATGTTTCGTTCAACCAGCGACCTATGGCATCTGCATAGTCGCTGAGTTTGGTGAGCTCGTACTTGCCACAGAATCGCATGAAGTGGACGCCCACCATGCCCACGTCCTTGTGACTGATTTGCTCACGTATGGCTTCATCTACTACTGCTTTGACATCATCAGGCTGTGCAGTGAGATCGATCAAGGTGCGGTTGCGTTCATAGTCATCCAAGACCTTGCGTTCCACTGATTCATGGTCCATCCAACGTTGCAACATGAGATTGTTCCACGCATAGCCACGTCGGTCACGATCTTCAAATGCTTCTGTAAGTCCCACTTGATTCTTTGTGCCTTTTACTCGCACACCAGGATAGGCTGAGAACACATTGTCACCAGGATCACCACGCATGCACTTCAAGAACAACACCCACTTCTGATAGTCAGCGGGAGGCACAAAGTTGGCATCGGCTTTGCCAACCTTGATCTTTGAGTTGCTCTCAATAGTAAATGCCAAGTTTTTGCCTTTTGCGTCTGTAACACCCGCAACACTGAACAAGTGATCATTGATACCATTGTATAATTTTACATTGGGTGCGATCAACTGCACAAAGTCACTGTCTGAGCTAACAATTACGTGTTCATCTTGGGGGTGTAATGCAATCCAACGTGCAATGATATCATCTGCTTCTGCTGTGGCACAACGAACGACACTACAGTTGGTTTTTGTAGACAAGTATTTAGTCAGCTCATCATAGGTCTCCCAGAACAGCTTGTCCTCTTCTGCTTCTGACTCGCTCATTTGCCCACGTGCCACTGCACGGTTTGCTTTGTAGGGTCGGTAGTGATCTTTGCGCCAGCTACGTCCCTCCAGTGCGAATACCACATGATCAGCACCCAAATCACGTGCCACTTTGTTTGCGCTCATCAAGGTAAGGTGCAGGGCAAAGCCCAGTTTGGTCCATGTGTCTGCGGCACGATGTGCTTGGTGTCGCGCCCGGAAAGACATGTTAGAGGTATCAATCAGTAGATAGCGCATTGTGTGTTACCAAGTTGTTGTGTTTGATGTATTGTAACAGATACTTGGCCCAAAAGCAATGGCCTTTGGCATCAAAATGGTAACCTTTTGTGGGAACATGCCCATTTTGTTGTAAAATTGCATGATAAGAGTGCTGTTTGCTGTAAGGTTCCAAATAGTTGGCTCCCCAAACATGCTGATTTTGGACACGCTCAAAAGTGCTGTATCCGTTGTAAAACAAATGTGGAATCTTTAAATCTTGTAATTCAGTATGCAAGGCCCAAATTTGATCATGCGCTTGTTGAGTCTTTTGTGCCCAATCTACGTCAATCACAAATTTCTTGTATTGCTGTTGTAGCTCTGTAGGAACCCAATCTTGCCCAGATGCATTGACTTGATACCAAGTGCTGTTGTGCCACCACTCTTCACGTTCCCATGTGGTCCATTGTATAATCATAAACACATCATGCAATTGGTCTGGATTACAAGCAATCCATTCTCGTGTGGTTCTTGCAATGCGATCATTACTGCTGGCTGACTCTGCATCACAGACCAACGTCATTCCAAGATCATGAGCAAGATGTGAGCACCAACTGGCTGCTAGGTTTAAGGGATGTGGGCGTCGATCTATTCCAGCCCGGCCATCATCCACAGCAAACGAATCTGGCACCACTGCTTCTGCGGCTGCGGTATGACTGCAACCGTTGGCATATAATATCATCTGGGACTGGGACCGCCCGTGTCGTCAGCACCCACTGGTTCCCAGGATTCCAGTTTCCGCTTCAAATCTTCGGCCTGTGCCACACGTTGGCGTAGTTCACTGCTACTGAATGAGTGATCACGACCATTGAAATACAGTTCAATGTCTCGCTTATGGCAAATCTCGCGACCTGTGAACTCTTTGCCTTCGTACTCTACACCCAAGATACGCACATCAATAGGCAGCACCAACAACAGATCTTCTAGATCTTTTTCGGTGTTGTAGACCCAGACTTCATCCACATACTTGCAACCAATCAGTTGCAGTTGTCTTTCCACAATGCTCTGCACTGGTCGGTTCTTGTTGGGTCGATCCAGGGTGGGATCATTCTGCAATGCGCAGATTAGATAATCGCATTCTTCTCTGGCTTCACGCAACATGCTGATATGTCCAGCATGCAACAAGTCAAAGGTTGAGGCTGTAAAGCCCACACGTCTTCCATCTATCATGATATTTCCTTATCTCACCTCACTGCGTCCGTCGCCAAGGTCTCTGGTGTGAACATAACCACTCACTGAGTTGCGCATGGCTTGATCTTGTTCCCATGTTTCCATTACAACGTGTCTGCACACATTCTGGAACCAACGATCCACAATGTCTGAGTCTGCGTCTGTGGGCTTCATCATGTAGCCTGCTTTGACTAAACGTGCAATGAATATCTCATTCCAGTCTAGTTCAAATGCGCCTTGATGCAAGTTGGCAGGATCAATGTCCATGCTCACAATGGCCACATAAGGCTCATTGTTCTCTGTGGCAATCTGCTTGGCAGTTTTTTCGGGTGCCTTGGGCACACGCACAACCTTTTCCTCTTTGGCCACAGGTTCTGGCTTTTTCTTAAATCGGTCAAACCATCCCATTATTTGCCCCATCCGTTGCCCCAGAGGTCAACATGTAGTCTTGGGCTATACCAGTAGCCGCGCTTGAGTGCCTCGTCTGCAACATTGATCCTGTTGCCATCATACACTGACACCACACCGCCCACAGGCATCACAAACACCGGACCACCAAACTCACGTGTTCGATATTCATACACTGCGCGATCCATTTCATCAAAGTCTTCGGCTTTTTCCACCACAAACTTGAGATAGGTTACGCCATGTGTTTCATAATCCCATACCACATCAGGTTTAATAGCATCTGCCCACGATTCGCCACTCACGCTCAATTTAGGACTGACTGAGAATGTGATCTCACCAAACCAGTTGTTCAAATACTGTTTGAATTCTGTGCTGAGTTCTTGAGTGCCATTGGTTTCAAATGTGATGTGTCGCAGGCCACGTTCTGCCAAGGCATCCAATAACTCAGGGTATGCACGTTGCCAACCTAGCAAGGGCTCACCACCTGTGATCACCAGATGCACAATGTTGCCATTGGGCTGTAGCCATGAACCATTGGGCAATAGTGCAGTCATCCGATCCACTAATTCTTCCACGGTGTATGTGGGACTCAAGTGTTTGAAGTCTGGATGCCATGATGCATAGCTGTCACAACCTGTGCTCACCAAGGGCAGCTCTTCAAAAGTTTTGTACAACTCCACAGTCTTGGCCACTTCGTCTGCTTCTGTGCTCTTCTCACCTGGTTTACAACCAAACCCTGAGCAGGTAAAGTTACATCCAAACATGCGCAAAAATACTGAGGGAACGCCAACATAGCGTCCTTCGCCTTGTGCTGAATAAAATAATTCTGATACTTTGAGTTTCATTGTGTTCCTTGTAATTGTTTAACTAAGGTATTTAGATCAATACTGTCATTGTGTATGATAACACAAGTTTGTTGCGTTGTCATCCAACTTGGTAAAGCAGATATTATACCGCCAGTTGTTTTTTCTTTATAGAGAATGATCCTTGTGCTTTGGCAGCACCTGCACCACGACGAGTGCCTTTGACATTTTCAATGCCAATACGATCCACTGTGGCTTTGCCAAAGTTTCTGCGCCTTGCAAAGTAAAACAATTCCAAGAAACGATTCAAACTCATGGTTTTGTCTTCGGGAAAATCCAAGCGATATTGTGTTGTTGTTTTTTCCAATGGTTGATTAAAACTCAAATAATCCCAAAGGTTGTAGTCCAATTCCAAATTCATGGGGTAGCTGTGTCTATCATTGTATTTGATGTAGTAGTTTCTTTGCAGTTTCATCAAACTGGCCAACAACTCTTCTGGCAAATCGTAGCGTTGTAAAAATGTTTCCAAGAAGTCATACAGCTCATCCACACGGTCTTCTTGATGCATGTTCATGGAAGTTCTATGAATGATGTTCCAGCCATGTATTTCTACACCAATCTTGGGGTGGTTGATCTTGCCAGTGGTCATCCAATTGCTAAAGTATTGACGAGCCTCTTGTTCTTCTTTCTTCACCCAGTTATTGGTCATAAAGTATGCAAACAAATCTTCGTAATAGTCGTTGTAACTGATACCCAAGTGCTTGTTGATAAACCTTGCAACCAGGGTAGCAAATCCATTGATGTGGAATGTGGTCTGGAACCAAGCAAAGATCTGTGCATCCAACATCACTGGCGTGGGCATGTCCTTGGTGCCTGTGATGACGTCAATGCTTTCTTCAATGTGTTCCACACTGTAACTGCCAGCAAAGTAGTCTGTCACAGGCTGGCTGGTGATCTTGAACAGTTTCTTTTGCAACAAGTTCATTTCAGCATTTTCCAACAACTGTGCTTGGAATGTTGTGATACCAGTGTGCTGATTCAGTTCGTATAGTGCATAGAAGTTTTTCTTCCAAGACTCCAGTGTTTCACCAGGCAAGCCCAGGATCAGTTCTGTGTACGCAGGAATGTTGCGTTGGTCGCACAGTTCAAACACTTCGTTCAGCTTGTTCATTTCCATGTTCTTGCGGCGAATGTTTTCCAACACGTCATGGTCCAGGCTCTGCACACTGAGTGTGAGTCCTTGATTGAAGCCACGTGCATCCAACAGTTTCTTCACAATGTCTATGACTTCTTTCTTTTGATTCTTGGCCCAGGCCACTGAGAATGTTCTTGGTGAGCCATACTTTTCTTGCATCTCAATGATCTTGTCGGCAATCATGCCATCACGTTCAGGATACATGCCAAAGTTGGCATCAGTAATTGAGATCCAATCAAAGTTGCGACGGGCCATCCATTCCAGTTCGTCGAACACACGTTGCAGTTCAAACTTCTTGACTTTGTTGTAGGTCAAACTGCCCCAGTCACAAAAGGTACAAGCATAGGGACAACCACGATTGGTTTCTAGTGTGCCCTGCCATGTGACTTCAGGATGTTTAGCAATCATGTCATCAAAGATACCAGACAGGTATGGACTGGGCACCTGTTCCAAACTGTCAATACGCTCTGCGTCAGGAGTCTTCACAGCTTCGCCATTTCTGTTGATCAACAGGCCAGGAATTGATTCCCAGTCTTTGAGCTCAAAATGTTCAAGTATGCGTTTGAAAGTTATTTCGCCTTCGTAACAGATCACCAGATCCATAAATGGTTCTTTGCGAAACAGCTCAGGATCAGTGATTGCAGGTTCAGGTCCGCCAAATATGGTCAATGCCCGTGGATTGATTTCTTTGACTCGTCTAGCAACTTCGTAGTTGTAACGATGGTTCCACACATAGGTGCTGAAAGTCACTATGTCATTTTGAGCCAGACGCTGTGATACTTCTTCCAGGGCTTCTCGTTGCCAGATCCAGTTAGTGGCTTCAAACTGTTTGCGAATTTTGGGATCAGCGTAACTGTAACTCCATACCACAC